TCTACTCGACCCGGTATCTCCTGACCCACGGCGATCAGTTCCGAGGCGGATCTGGCATTGCCGGCCTACTGTCACCGCTGATGATTGGCGACGCCAGAAAGCGTCAGCGCGAACAAGCCGTCAGCCGGCCATACGACTATATGGTGATGGGTCATTGGCACCAGCTTTCATTCGTTCGGAATCTGATCGTGAATGGCAGCCTGAAGGGATACGACGAGTATGCCTATATAAGCAACTTCCAATACGAACCGCCGCGTCAAGCCTTCTGGATCACCGATGCCAAGCACGGAGTCACGATTCAAGCGCCGATACACGTCGCATCGGATGATGAGGATTACTCGGCAACGGCGGGATCTCAGGCTGTGGTCAGGATGGGAGGGGACGCATAATGGCCAAGCCGATCTACCCTGGCGTGATCTGTTCGTTTCGCGTCTATCCGGAAGGCGAGAGGCAATGGTACACCGTGCACGTCTGGTCAACGCGACGGCTGATGCGGGAGCACATCAAGACGGCTCATCCATCGTTGAACGTGAGCCAGGTGATCGCGTGCGTGCTTTGGCCGGTCCGCCGCCGGCCACGCCATATTGGCGAGATTCACTTTAACCAGCGCGATCTCGGCCAGGACACGATCAGCCACGAAGCGACGCACGCGGCTCTTGAATGGGCGCGGCGACAAGGTCTCGACGTGCATAACCCCGTGGACCCTGACGCCGCCAATGAAGACGAGGAGCGATTCTGCGATGCGCTGGGCACTATCGCTCACCAGATCGGCGAGGCTCTCACCGCTCATAAACTGCGTTGAGAAAAAATAATTTCCCGACTTTGGTTATACCCTGAGCCCGTGAACGAAAAAGATCCGAACAAGCCAAATTATCACCGCGACGAGCACGACGAAATGGAGCGCCGATGGGATATCGTTGAAGCGGTCGCCGGTGGAACGCTCGAGCTCAGAGACGGCGGGTCCAAGTGGCTTCCGCTCGAGCCGGCTGAGGATCAACGCGACTTTGCGATCCGCCTTCGACGGGCGATCTTCTTCAATGCTTTTGAGCGCACGCTTCACGGTCTGGTCGGTATGGTCTTTCGCAAGGACCCTGAACTGGCTCGAGACAATCCGGATCGACTCTTTGAATTATGGGAGAACATCGACAACGCCGGCACACACGGCGCGGTCTTCTCCAAAGAGCTATTCACGTCGGCGGTCAAGTATGGCCACTCACTGATCTACGTTGATATGCCGCCAGCCCTGCCGGCCGGGGCTACTCTCGCCGATGAACGCGCCCTGAACCGTCGCCCCTACTGGGTGATGTATGAGGCGGATCAAATCGTCAATTGGCGTCACGAGACCATCAACGGTCAGAACGTCTTGACGCTTCTGGTCCTCGAGGAAGAGTCATATGAGCCGGATGGCGAGTATGGCCAGGAGGAAGTCGAACGGTATCGCGTGCTTCGTCCAGGCAGCTGGCAGTTGTTCCGGGAAGAAGAAGACGCAGCCGGTAACACGGTATACATCCTCGAGTCCGAAGGGACGACCGGCCTGCCGTATATCCCGGTCTCGGTGTGCTACTCGCGCAAGACAGGCCCGATGACCAGTAAGCCGCCACTCCTCGACTTGGCGCTGGTCAACCTCGCTCACTACCAGAAGTACTCCGACCTTTCTACCTATCTGCATATTGCCAGCCGCCCGATTCTCTGGTTCCGTGGTCGAGACATCAATCGAAAGGTTGAGGCCATTGGACCGTATACTTTCTTTGACGTGGACAGTCAGAACGGGATCGTAGACTTTGCCGAGACAACCGGCGCGGCGCTTGGTGCGGCCAAGGCCGATATCGAACATCTCGAAAAGCAGATGTCCGTGCTCGGTCTATCACTGCTTGCCGGCAATAAGCCCACGGCACAGACGGCGACCGAGACACTCCTCGAGGGGATCAAGGAAGAGTCGGACCTGGCGACGGCGGCACGATCACTACAAGACGCGCTTGAACTGGCTCTCCAGTATACGGCCGCCTATGAAGGTCTCGAGGCCGGCAGTATTGCACTCGGTTCGACGATGGCCGATCTCACGTTGACGCCGGAAGAGATGCGCGTCTGGATCGAAGGTGCGAATAAGGTCTTCTCACTCGATACGATCTATTCAGTCTTCCAGGCCGCCGGCAAGCTGCCCGAAGACTTCGACCCGCAGCAAGAGAAGCTGAATATCGAGGCCGACGCGGCCAACATCGGCGGCCAGTTGATTGACGCATTCAATCGCGGTCAGGCCGGGTAACGCAAAAAGTTTTCCTGCCAATTGTGGCAGGGTGATCACAACACGCGGCGGGATGCCGCTCTCACCATCCGGGAGGGATGATGCCACCAATCGAACAGGTATTTGACAGTAGAGACGATGCGCCGGAATGGTTGCGCTCTTCATTGCTTGAACAGGACGGGAAGTTCGTATTTCAAGCAGAACTCGCGCACGAAGTCGGCGGACTCAAGAAGGCCCTCGAGACTGAGCGAAAGCAAAAGGCAGACGCGGAAAAGCGGCTCAAGGGGTTCGAGGGGGTAGACGTCGAACAGTATCAGAAGCTGATCGCCGAACGCGAAGAGAACGAAGCCAGGCAGCTCCAGAAGGCTGGCGACTGGGTATCGCGTGAGGAGCAGCTCAAGAAGCAACTGCAGGCCGACTTGTCGAAGTACAAGGGCCAGTATGACGCGGAGATCTCAGAGCGCGACGCCAAGCTGGCCTTGATGCAGAACGCGCTCGAGCGGTCCTTGATCGAAGCTCAAGCCACAACGGCGATCTCCGAGTTTAAAGGAACTCCGGCTCTGCTTCTCCCGCACGTGATGCAGCGGGTAAAGATTTTTGAAGAAGACGGCGATTACGTTGTCAGGGTACTCGATCCCCAGGGTCAGCCCCGCATCGCCGACGTCAAAGGCACTCCATTCACGATCAAGAATCTGATCGAGGAGATGCGCAATGACCCCATTTTCGGTAGAGCTTTTGAGGCGTCAGGGACGGGAGGTTCCGGAGCGCAAAACGGCAACAAAGCGGGCGGCAACGCCAAAGCAATGAGCCGCAAGTCCTTCGATGCACTCTCTCCCACTCAGCGGATGGAATTCATCAGAGGAGGCGGGTCAATCACAGATCAGTAAGATCAGGAGAACTGAATGGCTAATACACTTTCCTCCATCTTGCCGGTGATCTACGAGGCGGCGGATACCGTTTCCCGTGAGCTCACTGGTTTCATTCCGGCAACTTTCCGCAATTCAACTGCGGAGCGTGCCGGACTCAATCAGACCATCACCTATCCGGTCGTGCCATCGATGACCGCGGCTGACATCACTCCGGCGGCGACTCCTTCCAGTGGTACGGATATGACAGTCGGCTCAGGATCGATGGCGATCAGCAAGTCGCGCAAGGTATCGTTTAATTGGACCGGTGAGGAGCAGACCAGTATTTCGAATGGTGATCGTCCTCAGCTCGCCAACGTCCTTCGCGACCAGTTCACTCAGGCGATGCGCACGCTGGTCAACGAGATCGAAGCTGACCTCTGGGCCGCTGCTTATAAGGGTGCTTCGCGTGCTTATGGTACGGCCGGCACGACTCCGTTCGGCACCGCTGGCGATCTCTCCGACTTCGCTGGCGTTCGTCAGATCCTCGATGACAATGGCTCGCCGCAGACCGATCTCCATCTTGTTCTTGGCGGTGCCGCTATGGCCAATCTTCGCGGTAAGCAGTCGGTTCTCTTCAAGGTCAATGAGGCCGGCACGGCGGAGTTCCTGCGGATGGGTATGATCGGCGAGGTGATGGGACTCAATCTCCACAACTCGGCCGGCGTGACCGTTCACACGAAGGGATCGGGTGCCAGCTATCAGCTCAATCTCGGCGCTGGATACGCAGCCGGCTCCACGTCGTTCGCGGTTGATACCGGATCTGGAACCATCCTGGCCGGTGACATCATCACGAACTCGCAGGCCGGGCGCGACGCGAACAAGTACGTCGTCAATACCGCTCTGGCTTCCAGTGTCTTCTCGATCGGCGCTCCGGGTAATCGGGTGGCGTGGGTCGATAATGACACGATCGCGGTCGGCAACAGCTATACGCCGAACGTTGCCTTCCATCGGAATGCGCTCCACCTGATCACTCGTGCTCCGGCGATGCCGGCTGGCGGTGACGGTGCGGATGACGTGACCGAGATTACCGATCCAGTGTCGAGCCTGACCTTCCAGGTCGCGCTCTATCGCCAGTACCGTCAGATCTCGTATGAGATCGGTATGGCGTGGGGTGTGAAGGCTGTGAAGCCGAATCACATCGCGACGCTCATCGGGTAAATGGGGTACGGGGCCAGCAATGGCCCCTGATCCGCAGAGGGGGAGTATGTCAGTCAAGTTGATACCAATGTACCGTGAAGAGCCAGCCCATCCAGGCGGGCCGACCACGGCAGATATCCACCCCGAAGAGGCGGAGTCGATGCAGTCGGCGGGTTGGCGAGTGCGCGATGATGCCTCTTCCTCCAAGCCACTTGAGGCAGAGGGAGGTGATCCAGAGATGGGATATGGTAAACCGAAACCGAGGCCAAAGCCGAAGGGGTGAGTGGTAATCGATGCCGAACACAAGCGACATCATAACTACAGTGGGAGGCTCGGCCAGTACGTCCTATGTGACACTGGCCGAGTTTGCCAATTATCGCGATCAGAACCGGATCAACGCGGATGCTTTTGACGCGGCCACGGTCGACAATAAGATCCGGGCATTGATGATGGCGGCGCGACGGCTGAACCGTGAGAACTGGCGAGGGTCAAAGGTCGACGGGACTCAGGCCTTGGCCTGGCCGCGATACGAAGTCCCGAAGAAAGACAGCGCATTGACCGGGACCGCGAATCAGCGGTTGAATGATTTCTCAATGGGATTCTGGGGAGAGTACTACGAGTCGACCGAGATCCCGGATGTCGTGAAGGATGCACAATGTGAGCTGGCGATTGCATACCTCGAGGGATTCGAGACCAACGAGGGCCAGCGCATCAGCAAGTTTCAGGCGGATGGAGTGTCGATCGAGTACGCGCCATCGGCGAAAGAAGCTGGTCTTCCGGTCGCCGTGTCGCAGCTGATCAGCGGTCTGTGTAATTCGGGAAGGCTGGTCCGGGGATGAATCTTCTGAACGCATCAGCCTTGAATGTGATGCGCGGCGCCTTGTATGGTGCGTCCGCCAGTCTGACATTCTACCGGATGACTCCGGCGGATGGCGAGGTCGAGGTCTTCACCACGCGTAACGGATGGCACGCGCAACGGCAGTCCGGCGATGAAGCCACTTCTGTTCGAATCTGGATGAGCAGCGAAGTTACACCGATCACGCTTGATCGAAATTTGCATACCGGGGCCAAGGTCGTCATCGACGCGAATGGCCGGGCGCAGTCGTACCGGATCAGCAGCGTGAGACCGATGCAGCAGATGGGCAGCGGCTGGGTGATCACGTGCGATCCCGCCGACAATAGCACGGAGCCGGACAATGGCTGATCCGCTACGCTTTGAAGTCGAAGTAAATTCGCAGGTCGT